GTTCCTGGTGTAGGTTTAAAGTGAATAAGTTCTGAACCTGGCCATACACCTTTTAAGTCTGGTTTCATTTTTAATTTAGTTGAACGTGCACCTGTTCTAGGTTCGTGAAATATAGGGTAAGAAGTTTTATCACTACACTTTAAAAAGTAAAAACCCGATACGTGTTGATTCCAATGTATATGTGCTGAATGATGACCACCACCTTTTTTTGCAAACTCTTGTACCCACATTTCACTAAATAGTGTTGTGTATAAACTCATATCAAAACCTTGATGATCTAAATATTC